ACCTGTGCACGGTTGGCCTCGCAGCGCTGGCGGCGGTATACGGGGCCGGCGGCACCTCGCCTGAAATCGTCCACGCGCTGCACCTGTGGGCCTTCGGCCTGCTGGCGATCAACCTTCTCAGCGGCCTGGTGCTGATGGCTGAGCTGTTCTGGATGCGCCAGCATCAGATCTCGCCTGAGAGCTTCTGCAATCCGGGAGAGCATCAGCCTACCGCTGAGGCGGTGGAGGAGTTCACAGAAGGCTCGTTCCTGGCCAAGTGTATCAACCACGACTGGCGCGAGTTCGTGCAGGGCGCCCGCCGCTTCGCCAGCCACGCAGGCCGCAACCATGGTGCAGCCCGCACAGCGATGGAGAAGGAATACAACCGCTCGATGGAGATCCAGGCCAAGGCCCTGGCAGACCTAGTTGAAGCCCTCTCCTTGTCCATCGAGGAGAAACAGCAACTGGGCTTCCACGGCAGCCAGGTGGGGTTCCGCCAGAAGGAGATGACCACCCGCACGCTGCAGCGGGTCACCCGCACCGCCCAGGAGGCTATCCGGGCTCTGCACGGAAAAGGCCGGCGCAAGCCCCTTGCCGAATCCTAATTGCCCGCTATGATGGCAACTGACCCCGCCAAGGAAGGCGACGATTTGGCGAGATCGAAGGGTCATGGAGGGAGCGGAGGCGCCAGGATGGCAGAACGGGGTGGCTTAGCCACCCCGTTTTTTATGGACAACTGGTTGACCAATTGCCATGATAAGTGGGCAATTACCCACATACGAGGCAACCATGTCCGAGAAACGTAAGCCAGACCTCACCCTGGTGATGCAGCCTGCCAACGGTACGAAGGTCCGCTACGAGATCTTCGACGGCTCGCAATTCATCGACCGCATGCAGAAGGTACCCTTCTTCCACGCGGAGAACCCCAACGTCCAGCTGTCCCCGGTCGACCTGGAGAATCACCACTTCGTGCGCGTCCGCGTGGACGGCGTATGGCTGCCGAAGGGTACCCGGGCGATGTTCCCCATGTGGCGGGTGGCCACACTGTCGGCCCAGCACATGCAGTCCATGCTCGTGGGTGACGCATGAAAGCCCTGCTCGCCTGGTTCGTCATCGGCCTGACCTTCAACACCCGTATGGTCTACATGATGATGTCGGAGATCTCCAAGCGCCGGGCCTTCAACGGCACCAACCCACTTCTGGTCATGCTCGATGGTTTCCTCCTGACGCTGGCCGGCGTGCTACTGTTCGCCCTGCCGGTGGTGGCTATCGTGTTCTTCCCCGTTACCAGCCTCTGGCTGGTGGTGATGAACCGCCGCGAGTGGCACCAGATTCGCAACCTGACACGCGAAGGGCGGGTTCAATGGGCATCTGGGACAATCGCGGAGCCTGCCACCACCGGCGCCGAACCTGAGCCTACCGTGGAGGAGCCGCAGCATGGGCAGTAAGGGTGGTTTCTCCCTGGAAGAGCGTCTGCTGCAGAACGCCGTAGATACCGTGGTGAAGAACCGGGACGAGTACGAAGTTCCTGTCCTGATCCACTTGGTGCAGGCGGTGGTCGAGCGCAAGGATCTGGCCCCAGGCCTGTACCGCATCCTCGCCTCCGCGCTGACCACCGACCAGCTCAAGGAAATGGGGCTGCACGTCGGCGGCATGGCCGGTACCGGCGACGACGTCATGAACTACCTGACCATGCCGAAGCTGCACCGCACCTTGTTGCGTGGCATCCAGCAGATGCAGGAAAAGCTCATGCCGGGCGGTTTCCTGATGACCAGCAAGGACGTCGACCACACCGACGCCACCCGCATGCTCCGCGACTGCACCACCCAGCTGGAGAAGGTCTTGCGCCTGACCAAGTCGGCCCGCGCCAACGCCGAGGTGCTCCGCCTGAAGGAAGCCCTGGGTGACGGCCTGAAGGCGATCGCCGCCGAGATGGGCAAGGAGCATAGCGCGCGGGCCTACGAGATCATGACCGCCGCGATCAACGCCAGCCTGACCAAGACCCAAGTGGCGCTGGACATCGAGATGAAGGACGCCGAGGAGCTGACGGGTTGAGCAACAACAAGCTCCTCGAGGATTTCAAGGGTGGCGCCGTCGGCGCCAACCTGATGGCACAGCTGCACTCCTCGGTGTACGGCGCCACCGACTTCAGCCAGCTCTCCACATGGCTGGAGCAGAACACCCGCCACCCCTTGCGCCCCAAGCAGAACTGGACGTTTGCCGAGCACGAGTACCAGATCGACATCCTCAACTCGACCTGGCACGAGGAGTTCTACCAGAAGTGCTCCCAGGTAGGCGCCTCCGAGCTGTTCGTGCGCATGAAGCTGGCGATGCTGGGTATCAGCGAGGCCATCACGATCATCTACGTGCTGCCGACCCGCACCTTCGCCCTGCGCTTCGCCAAGGGCCGGGTTGACCCGGTCATCGAGAGCAGCGACGCGCTCAAGGCCATGCTCAACAAGGACGTCAACTCGTCCGAGATGAAGCAGTTCGGCCACAGTTTCCTGTACATCACCGGCTCCTTCGGCCAGTCGTCCGCGATCTCGATCCCGGCGCAGGCGCTGTTCTGGGACGAGGTCGACTTCTGCGACCAGCAGAACCTGACCACCTTCCGCAGCCGGATGGGCCACTCCAAGGAAGACGACCTCTGGTTCGTCCGCCGCTTCAGCACCCCCACGGTCTTCGACTACGGCATCAACGCCTACTACAAGAAGGGCTCCCAGGCCTTCTACGGCGTGTGGTGCAACCAATGCCGCGACTTCGTCGAGGTGCAGTTCATGCGCGACGTGGTCGTGCCGGGCTTCGACCGCGACATGAAGGAGTGGGGCAAGGATTGCCTGGACGACCCGGCCCTGGACATTGACGCCACCTTCTTCCGCTGCAACTGCTGCCAGCAGCAGATCCCCTGGAAGAACTTCCTGGACCCGGCCAAACGGCGGTGGGTGCACACCTTCCCAGATCGCAAGATCCGCTCGCGCCAGATCAGCCACTTCGACGTGCCGGAGATCAACAACCCGGCGCGGACCCTGCGGCACGTCGCCGACTACGAGGTCACGGCCGACTGGGTGAACTTCAAGGTAGGCCTGCCCTTCGAGGACGCCAGCTCCAGCTTCCTGGTGGAGACGGCCGAGTGGGGCAAGGGATTCCAGATCTCGCCACCCTTGTCCCACCGGGAGCTGGATCAGCTGGTGAGGAGAAGGACATGCAGGACAACCTGCCGGCCTTCCTGGAGTGGCTCTTCGAGCAGCCTCAGATCGCCAGCTCCTGCACCATCGGCATGGACGTGGGCAAGCTCTCCTGGATCACGGTCCAGGCCGTCGGAGGGGTCGCCCGCCACCTGGTCTTCGCCGAACGCGCCCAGGCTGCCAGCGGTAACCTGCTGTTCCGCTACCTGTATATCTTCCACACCTTCGGCTGCCTGCTGGGGGTGGTCGACGCCGGCCCAGACTTCACCCTGAGCCAGAGCCTGGTCCGTGCCCTGCCGGGCCGTATCTACGCCTGCTACTACGCTACGGCCAAGGACAACCAGCTGCAGCGTTTGAAACTCGACCAGGAGCAGGGGATTGTCACTGCATTGCGGACCCGCACCCTGGATATGCTGGTGCGCGCGTTCAATAGCGGTAAGATTGCGCTGGCCAAGCTGGCCGAAGAGGCGGCGATCAAGTCACACCTGAAGGCCCTGAAGCGTGTCACCGAGATGGAAGACGAGGGCGAAAAGGGCAACACGGAGAAGGCTAAGTGGGTGTCCACCGGTGACGACCACTTCGGCCACTCCCTGGTTTACTCGAGTATCGCCGCCGACCTGGTGCACAGCATGGACGGCCTGGAGGCGCTCGACCGCGCCGGTGGGGTCCACAAGCTCGGTGTGCTGCCGAATGTTGGCAGGTTGAAGATCCACCGCTAGAATCCGCTGCATCCATAGGGAGATGGTCAATTGGCCGCACAGAACGGAAAGAGGGGTAGCTCAGGCGCCAGCAGCAAGCTGGCACCGCAGCCTATTCTCCCTCGCAAGCTGGCCAACAAGGCTAAATCGGTAGGCGCTGCCAGCGGTACCGACAAAGGCCAGGACATCTCCAACAACCGCACGGTCTACATCAACCAGTCGGTCAAGGCGCTCCGCGACCAGAACCGGCCGGTGGCCGCCCTCCGGGAGCTGGCCCGGGTAGACGGTACGGTTGGCAGCGCGATCTTCAACTTCGTGGAGATCGCCCACACCTCGTTCAAGGTCTGGGCCTTCGACGCTGCCACGCACCAGCCGCTGCCAGAGGCCACCATGGTGGCCCGCACCATCCTCTCGCGCTTCGACACCGTCTACGACTACACCCTGGGCTTCGCCGACAAACCGACCATCCGCATGGCGCTGGAGCAGATGCTCCTGGAAACCGTGCTGGGTAACGGCTTCGGCTGCGAGCTGGTGCTGGACAAGTCGCTGTTGCCTGACCGCCTGCAGGTCAGCAACTACGACAGCCTGACCTGGGTCAGCCAGGGCGACGGCCTGCGCTACCCGAAGCAGCAGGGCAACGACGGCGAGGTGGAGCTGAACATCCCCAACTTCTTCGTGGGTGAGCTGCACCTGTCGCCGGCCTTCGCCTACGCGACGCCCATGCTGGAGCCAGCGATCAACGACTCGTTCTTCTTCCGCGAGTTCATCGAGGACATGCGCCGCACGGTTCGCCGCGCCGCCAACCCCCGCCTTGCCGCCAAGCTGATCACCGAGAAGATCATCGAAGCCTGCCCGCTCGACGTGAAGATGAACCCCACCAAGATGCGTGACTGGCTCGACGCTCGCCGCGCCGAGGTGGAAGCGGTGCTGTCCGACCTGGAGCCGGAAGATGCCCTGACGTTCTGGGACTCGGTGGAGATCGACGCGATCAAGATGGCCGGCGAGAAGCAGGACTTCGTGCCGCTGCTCAACGCCATCAGCGGCCTGCAGGCGACCAACCTGAAGGCCCCGCCCAGTATCCTGGGCCTGCGCCTGGAGGGCAGCCAGTCGCTGTCCAACACCGAATCCATGGTCTTCCTGAAGGTGGCGGCCTCGATCCGCAAGCCCGTGGAAGACGTCATGAGCCGCGCCTTGACCCTCGGCGTGCGCCTGTACGGCCAGAATGCCTACGTGGTTTTCGAGTTCGACCCAATCGACCTCCGCCCAGAGAACGAGGTGGAGGCTTTCCGCGTGATGCGCCAGAGCCGTATACTGGAGCAACTGTCCCTGGGTTTGATCAGCGACGACGAGGCATTCATCCAATTGGGCCTCGAATATTCGCCGGCCGGGTACAAACCGCTATCCGGTACTATGTTTTACAAGGCCGATGCTTCAGCCGATCAGGCGAGCAAGGCATCACCCAACAGCGACCCGCAAGGGAAGGCGCTCCAGTCTGACCAGCCGAAGAAGGCTGGCGGGGCGAGCCAGTGAAGGAGCACACATGAGCCGCCAGAGCCAGAGTCAAGGGTCTACCCCGCTGTACTGGTACAGCGCGAACATCCAGGCGTTCAACGACTGGATGGAGTCGCGCAAGCACATCATGGCGATGAATCCGCTGCAGCTGGCCGCGGAGAAGGCCAAGCTGCTGTCCGGCAACCAGGTGCAGATCCGCGGCTCTATCGAAGGCGACTACAAGCCGGCCTTCGGCGACGGCAGCCAAGACTACATGATGACCCGCTACAAGAACCTGGCGCTGATCAACATCAGCGGCACCCTTGTGGCGTCCGACAACTGGTACAACCGCTACTACGGCATGATCTCCTACGCCGAGATCCGCCGCAGCATCCTGATGGCCCTGGAAGACAAGGCTGTCACCGGCATCCTGGCGACCATGAACACCCCCGGCGGTAACGCCAGCGGCGCCGACGCGATGGCCACCTTCTTCAAGAAGACCGACCAGTCCAAGCCGTTCTACGTCTTCGCCGAGACCGAAATGTGCTCGGGTGGCTACTACCTGGGCGCACCGGCGCGTGAGGTGTATGCCCAGCGTGCCTCCTTGATCGGCTCCATCGGCGTGATCATGGTGCACATGGACATCCTCAACATGTACGAGGAGATGGGCATCAAGCCCACCGTCTTCCGTGCTGGCGAGTTCAAGGCCCTGGGTAGCCCGTATGAGCACCTGGACAAGAAGGCGCAGGGCGTCATCCAGTCCACCCTGGGCAACTACTTCGACATGTTCAACGACCACGTCGTGGACTGCCGGAGCTACAGCAACGTGGCTGATTTCCGCGCTACTGCGGGCGAAGGCCGCGTGTTTATGGCTGAAGAAGCCAAGGAAGTCGGCCTGGTTGACCAGGTCGCTGAGATGGAGGAGGCCCTGGACGAGGTGTCCCAGAAGTCCAACCGGATCTCCGGGAAGTCCAGTCAATTCGCCGTTACATCGAACCTGAAAGGGACCAAGCTCATGTCTTATGCACAGCTCCTGGCGTTGGCCGCCTCTGGCGTCCAGCTGACCGCTGAACAGCAAGCCATCCTCGACGCCGGTGATCCGGATGCCCCTGCGGTGGAAGCCGAAGCGGGTGACAACGTGGTCGAAGATCCGACCAAGCCGGCAGTGGAAGCCACCGCCGAGCCGGTCGTTGAAGAACCAGCGCCTGCAGCCCCGGCTGTAGCCGCCTCCGCTGACCTGAACAAGGTCATCGAACTGTCTACCGAGCTGGGCCAGGCCAAGGCCACCGTCACCAAGCTGGAAGGTGACCTGTCCAAGCTCCAGACCGAACTCGATGCCTCCAAGGCGACCATGTCGTCCTTGCAAGCCATCGTGTGCCAGGCCATCTCTCACCGTCAGGTGGCGCTGGGTTACCAGCCGTCCCCTGCCGAGGATATGACGGCCGGTCAGCAGGTCGAGCTGTTCAACAAGCTCGACGCTGACTTCAAAGAGCGGTTCAAGGCGGGGCAAGTCTCGAAGCCGACGTCAGCACAGCCTAGCGCTTCTGCTACTCTGTCGCCGACTCCGGTAATGGAAGCTGCCCGCAACCTGACCGGCAAACTCTGATAGGGAGATAGAGACTCATGCCCGCCTACAAACGTGGTTTGAAAATCGGTTCCGCCTGGAACTACCGTGAAGCTGCCCTCGGCTCCAGTGGCAACAAGGGTACCTTCACCGACAAGGACAAAGGCAAGCCGCTGAAACTGGCTGCGGACTCCACCTATGATGTCTGCGCCGCCGGTGACGAGATCGAGGAGATCTTCGAGGCCCTGGCCGCCCAACAGTCCACCGTGAACAACGGCTACCAGATCGGCACCATCCGCGATGACGGCCAGTTCCTCGGCATCATCGACGACATCACCGAGGCTCCGGCCATCGGCAAGTATGTCGTATCCGGTACTCAGGCTGCCCTTGGCACCCTGAACGGCCCGGCCGGTAAGGAAACCACCGGTTACGCCAAGGTTCGCTGCATCGCCAACGCCAACCGCGCGGCTGCACTGAACAAATGGCGTATCGTGTCGATCCTGTCCGGTAGCGGCGTCGGCGCAGTCGTCCTCTGTGAGCGTGTGCGCTAAGGCGCACTCCCTCACTCACCGGAAACTCTAGGAGTAGAGAGCAATGGATCTGAACCAATCCAAAGTAAAAATCCGCGATCAGGCCGGCGCGCTGATGGAGGTCGATCTCGACCTCATGATGTACGACGCTGCCGCTACCCGCGGCCTGTCCATGAGTCAGCACCTGACCCACCTGTACGGCTCGCAAACCGACGAGGCCAAGTTCGGCAGCGTGATCTCGCAGATCATGCAGAACAACGGCATTCTGATGGGCTACGACCACGGTACCGGTCTGCGTGCGCCGACCATGTCCGAGGTGCTGAACCATGGCGTGTCCATGGGTGCCATCACCAACACCGACGGTAACGATCGTTCCGCCGCCGGCCGCATCCTGTTCCCGGAGATCATCCTGCGGACCATCGAGGCGGAGCTGCGCGAGTCGAAGGACGACTACTTCCGCAACTACGAGAACATGGTGGCGATGACCCAGGTCATCAACGGCCCGCGCTTCGAGCAGCCGTCCATCAACGTCAAGTACCCGGAAGAGTCGGCCAGCAACCGCATCAGCGAACTGGCTGAACCGGACGCGATGGTCAGCATCACCACCAGCTCCGTGACCCGTAAGGTACCGACCAAGTCCATCGGTCTGATGATCTCGGACGAGGCGCTGGCCACCACCACCCTTGACCTGGTGAACATCATCATGACGGCTCAGGCCCGTGGTGAGCGTTACCGCATGGTGCAAGAGCAGCTGGGCGCCATCCTGAACGGCGATCCGGACTGGGGCGAAGCTGGCCTGAGCGGCTACACTGCCCAGTCCCTGGACTCGACGATCACCACCGCCGGCACCATCACCCACAAGGCCTGGATCAAGTTCCTGCGCAAGGACTTCCGTCGCAAGTCGCTGAACTACGCGATCACCGACCTGGATACCGCCCTCGCGCTGGAAACCCGTTCGGGCAAACCGACCCGTGACACCGTCTACTTCGGCGAAGGCTCGAACTTCGCCGTCGACATGACCGTGGACAACCTGAACGCCAAGCAAGTGCCGGTGTTCCTGGTCGACACCGTGGTCAGCGGCGCCAACACCGTGGTCGCCCTGGATACCCGCTACGGTATCCGCCGCGTGATCAACGTGAGCGCGAACTACAGCGCGGTCCAGGAGTTCGTCCTGCGCAAGGCCAAGGCCTTCCGTATCGACTACGCCGAGATGGCCCATTCGCTGTACCCGACCGCCTTTGAGAAGATGGCACTGACCGTCTAACTCACAGGTCAACAGGGAGGGCTTCGGCCCTCCTTGTTTCTCCAGATCAGGTAAAGAGGAATTGGATCATGGCTAAGACCCAGAACCAGAATCAACAAACCCAGCCGGCTGCTGCCCCGACTCTCGACGAGCTGCGCGAGGCTTCCCGCCTGGCGGCTGAGAAGGCTGCTGCTTCCAAGCTGGAAGCGGAAAAGCCGGATGCTACCGACGAGGTCAAGGCCCAGGCCAAGACCGACGATGAAGCTGCTGCTGCTGCCTCGGCTGCGCTGACCGAAGCTGAAGCCGCCGAGGCCGCCGCCAAGGATCAGCAGCAGAACACCGCCCAGGCCAATGCTCAAGCTCAGCTTGACGAGGCTGCTGCCACCGCTGGCCAGGCCCAGAGCCTGACCGAAGATGAAGCCGCTGCCCGCGCCCAGGCCGAGGAAGACGCGCAGTTCGTGCCCATCTTCGT